TTATACCACCTTAATTTCTTCGATTTTCACGCCGCGAAGTCGCAAGATGAGGGCTTGCCGAACCTCGTTGAACGCTGTCTTGTTGCAAGGTTTTGGCCTTGAAGTAGTCAAGCAACGCGGAGTATGGTCAAATCATGCAACAGCGACCGCTCCGCGCTGTCTGCACAAAGCCCTCTGCCGTTGTTGCGGAGACGGCGGGGGCTTTTCGCTTACTTCATACCAAGGAGTTTGCCAAGTTTTCTTTGCCGCCCCGCTTTGGTCGTGGGAATCCCAGTTGCTTTTGAAATTTTTCTTTTCATCTTTGTGATTCCGAGCGCACGTTTCCAGCTAAAGGACAGGCCGGGGATTTTGCTTTTTGACATTTGGCACACCACCTTTTATTTTTGTATTTTCTCCCGAACTTTTGTGCAATAATCGACACATAGCCCCGTTACTATCAATTATTTGGAGGGACACAAAATGTTGCGCGAAGAAGAAAACCATGCTATTATTATTAGAGAGCGCCTAAAATCTGAGGTGCTATCACTTACTGACAGCCAGGCGGAATATGTTTTATGGAGGCTAGAATGTTTATTGCAAGAAGAGAATTAAATAATCTGCGGGAAGAAAACCGCAAACTTAAATTGCAGCTTGCAGAGGCGCAGGAAGCGGAGCGAGAATACAACCGCCGATCTGCCATCATTGACAAAGCGGCGCTTCCGAAATGCAAAAGCATCGCGTGCTCTGGGTGTAAGCATGTTGTGGTCCGCTATACTACTTGGGGTGGTTGGTACGTTCTTGGCTGCGGGAAAGACAATCCCTGCAAAGACTACGAGCCGACAGACATTACCCCCGAAAAAGCTGAAGCTATCCGAGAAGCGCTGAACATTCAGTGGCAATATAATTAACCAGAGAACAAGCAATTCAGCAGAAACCCGAAAACAGCACCTATTGCAGCAACGAGGCAATCCCTCGCCGTTATAGACCACGCTTGGGAGTTTTCTTTCTGCGCATATGCAAGATAATTAGCCCCTCTTTGGCGAGCAATAAGCCCTCGCTTTTCGCCATTTACAAGGCAATATGCAAAGCTATGACCGCAGAGTACATCAGCATCATTTTCATTATGCGCGGTTATCAATACGGCATCGGTTCGCGCTTGCTTTAAAAGCTTTAGCTGCGCCTTTGTCAAAGCGATATACGGGAAGTCATCTTTCTTGTTATCAAGATCGCTTTCCCACTTTTGCCGCTCTGCATCGGTCAATATCTTATCATGCGGATTGGTCGGAATAAAAACATTACTCATAGTACTTGTTTTGCGCTCAATACAATCGGAAGGAGCTTTTCACACTGAGCGTCGGACAAATCATCAATAGCTACCAATAGCGCTTTCTTTGCTGCGCTTAAGCCCTCGCCCTCTGTGGCGGGGGCTTTTTCGTTCTCGCTCGGCGTTATTCCCGCCAGTTCAAGAATAGACGCACCCAAGTAATTTGCAATTACTTCAATGGTTTCAAACGGTGGGCTTTTTTTGGAATCTTCCCACTTACCAATCATTCCATTCCCAAGGCCAAGGTCTTTCTCTATTTGTTTGATCGAGGTCCCGCGTATTTGCGCAAAGCTTTTTATGTTATGGACGATGATTTTATTACGTGTATTCATAGGCAAAAATATTTCTATTTGTAGCGAGTTAGCTATTGACAGGTAGCGGATTTTCTACTATAATAGCTTTCAGAGGGCGTTAAAAAACCAAGCCCCCACCGAATGCGAGCCTTAGAAAATGTTGAATTATGTCTACAAAACTATAATAGCGCATTTTCTATCTTCTTGTCAAGAGCGTGGGGGCAATTCCCTCAAAATTTTCTATGCTACGCTATAGAAAATTCGCATTGTCAGGGACAATGCGAATGAGTGCGAAAGGAGGATCGAGAGTGATTTATGAAAACGTCAAGCGCCTTTGCGATGAGCGAAATATCAGCATTTGGGCGCTTGAGAGAGCGTGCGGCATCGCAAATGGCGCGATTGGGAAGTGGAATGGCAGTATCAATGCTCCGCGCATTGACACCGTGAAAGCCATCGCCGACTACTTCGGTGTGACCGTGGACGCGCTGCTGGAATCCAGCGATGGGCAGTAAAAAAATGCCCCGCCCAATGTTGCAGCATCGAGCGGGGCGGCGGAACAAATCTTAGGCTTAGATATGTGTCCTGTGGCTATTTTAGCACAGGGGAAAGGAAAAGGCAATGAGTAAAAAGCCGGAATACAAAATCATTTGGGTCACGCCCCCCGACCCTGTAAAGCTGGGGACGATCATGGGCGAGATTTACGCGCGCGGCAGAGGGCTTGAGTTTGTCGGCCTTGTGCCGAACGGAAAGGATAGCGGAGGTGCGAAATGAGCGTGTTTGCATGGGCGCTGACGTATATCGGCGCCGCTACGGTGAGTTATCTGTTTATGCGGCTGCTGGACAAACTGGACAGTCCGGGGAAGTAAATAACGGGAGGGAAAGACGATGCGGGACGTGCTGAAAGCGGCGGGGCGACCGGTATGAGAAGCGCGATGCAGTATAGCGAGCCGGAGCGCCCATTGGAGCCGAAGGACTACGATCTTCCCGTCTGCCCCGTGTGCGGGGAGGAGACGGACACCTACTACAAAAACAAGGACGGCGTCATCGTGGGATGCGAGTTTTGCATCGACGCGGTGGACGCATGGGAGGGAAAGGAATGAATATGAGCTTGTACCACATCGATCAGGAGCTGGAGAACCTGATCGACCAGGAAACCGGCGAGGTGCTTGATTTTGATGCGTTTGAGGCGCTGCAAATGGCGCGGGACGCCAAGATCGAGGGCGTACTCTGCTGGACAAAGAATCTGGCGGCGGAGGCAAAGGCTATCCGCGAGGAGGAGAAGGAGCTTGCCGAGCGGCGCAAGGCTATGGAGAGCAAGCGGGAAAAGCTGCTTGCCTATGCAGAACGGGCGCTGGGCGGCGCGGCGTTCCAGACGGCGCGGTGTGCCGTGACGTATCGCAAAAGCACGGCGGTGGAGATCACCGACATGGACGCTGTGGTGAAGTGGTGCATGGACAACGGCTACGACGGCAAGATCACCTTTGCCCAGCCCACGGTGAGTAAGACGGACATCGCGCCGCTTCTCAAGTCCGGCGTGTCTGTGACCGGCGCGGAGCTGTGCGAGAAGCTGAACATGGGGGTGAAGTGATGGATAACATGACGATCTACAATGCAGTTCGTAGTGTGCCGGACAGCGCCAAAAGACGCATCGAGGCGGGGCGCTTGAAGGGCAAGACAGACATTAACCCCATGTGGCGCATCAAGGCGCTGACAGAGCAGTTTGGGCCCTGCGGCTATGGCTGGAAATACGTTATCACTGACAAGAGGTTGGAGCAGGGCGCAAATGGCGAAGTAGCCGCATTTCTGGACATTGATCTGTTTGTAAAGGCAGGCGGCGCCTGGTCTGACGCTATCCCCGGCACTGGCGGCAGTGCGTTCGTGGCAAAGGAGAAGAACGGCCCATATACCTCCGACGAGTGTTTTAAGATGGCGCTGACTGATGCTATCTCCGTGGCGTGTAAGGCGCTTGGATTTGGGGCGGACGTGTATTGGGACGCCGACAAGAGCAAGTATGACAAGCCGGATAAGGGCGAAAAGAAGCCGGATAACAAGGCAGATGCGCCGATGCTGTGCGAGCATTGCGGACTTCCCATTAAGTCGGTGAAGCGCGGGGACCGCGTGTATCCCACCAGCGAGATCGCGGAGAACTCCGTGAAGAAGTACGGCAAGCGGCTGTGCTGGGTCTGCATGAAGGCAGCCAACGCGACGGGGAAGAACCATGCAGCAGATAACGGTTGATGCGGCGCGGTGGTCGCAGGACAGCGATGGGGCGTGGCTGTGTCTACGTGTGAAGTCTCCAGAGGCGGCAATGGAGTTGTGCGACACCATAAAGCCGGGGAAGGAGTACACCGCCACCATCAAAGGCAAGGGGCGGAGCCTCGATGCAAATGCCTACGCATGGGTACTGCTGGACAAGCTGGCGGCGCACTACGGCGTTGCGAGAGAGAATGTATACCGGCAGGAGATACAGAGCATCGGCGGTGTAAGCGAGGTGCTGTGCCTGCGGGAAAAGGCGGTGGAAGCGTTCTGCCGGAGCTGGGAGCGGAACGGTATCGGCTGGATGACCGATACCGGCCCCAGCAAGCTCAAGGGCTGCGTAAACGTGACTGTATGGTACGGCAGCTCCGTATACGACACGGAGCAGATGGCGCGGCTGATAGACGCCATTGTGCAAGACTGCCGGGATGTCGGCATTGAGACCATGACACCGCGAGAGCTGGATGCCCTCGTTAGCCGGTGGGGAGAGGTTAGCGTATGAACGACAAAAGATGCTTTTTGTGCGGCCGGAATGACTCCGGTGACCCGCTGGAGCGTCACCACATTTTTGGCGGCGCGAATCGGAAGAAAAGCGAGAAGTACGGCCTTGTGGTGTATCTGTGCGGCAATCGCTGCCACCGGAACGGGCGCGGCGCGGTACACAAGAACGGAGACCAGATGCGCCGTTTGAGACGGTACGGGCAGCTCAAGGCGATGGAGGAGCAGAGATGGACGGAGGCGGACTTTCGCCGCGAATTCGGGAAAAGCTATTTATGAGAGGAGATAAGAGATGCTGAACAAGATTTTCATCATGGGCCGGTTGACACGCGATCCGGAGCTGCGCAGGACACAGAACGGTACAGCCGTCACCAGCTTTACACTGGCGGTAGACCGGGACTTTAAGAACGCGGACGGCACTAAGGACACGGATTTTATTGACGTGGTTGCATGGCGCACCACCGCCGAGTTTGTGTCCAAGTATTTCTCCAAGGGGCGCATGGCCGTGGTGGAGGGCCGCTTGCAACTGCGGGACTGGACGGACAAGGACGGCAATAAGCGCCGGAACGCCGAGGTGCTGGCGGACAACATCTACTTTGGCGACGCCAAGAAGGACGCGGACAGCGGCGCCAAGAGATACGCGGACGGACAGTTCGTAGAGGTGGACGAGGATTTCGACGCGGACGACGATATGCCGTTCTGATCGGAGGTAGATCGGCATGGATTACTGGCACAAGCGGTACACCTGCCCATATTTTACCAGCAGCGAAAACGGCGGGTTTGCTGCGAGGGCGGTAGCCGCGTCAGCTTTGAGACGAGCGGCGCGGCATCCCGCTTCATGAATCAATTCTGTGCCGGGGCGTGGGAGCATTGCACCATCGCACGGCACCTGACGGACGAGTACGAGAGGCAGGGAGAAAAGAATGGGAAATAGGCGTATCGCCGAAGGAGTGAGAGGCGGTGCATAGTGGCTCTTGAGTACATTCCCTTTTATTTCAGCTATCGCAAAAAATTGGAGAAACTCTCAGATCAAGAGGTAGGTCGGCTTGTACGGGCCTTGCTGGGATATGGCGAGACCGGAGAGACGGAGGAACTTACGGGACGGGAGTCGATCGCATTTGATTTTATTGCGGACGATATAAATAGGGCAAAAGCGGCGTATGACGAGAGATGCGCGAAGAACCAGCGCAACGCCAAAAAGCGATATGCACGGCATGATGGTACGACCGTATACGATTGCATACGAACGGATGCGACCGCATGCGAAACGTGCCAAACCAAAGACAAAACCAAAGACAAAACCAAAGATAATTCACTCCCACCTAACGGTGTGAGTGATACGCGCGCGAAGCGCTTCACACCACCATCCGCTGATGATGTATCCGCCTATGTTCAGGCGCAGGGCTATCACGTCAACGCAGATCGCTTTGTCGCCTTCTACGAGCAAAAGGGGTGGATGGTAGGCAAGAACCGCATGAAAGACTGGAAAGCCGCCGTGCGGAATTGGGAGACGAGGTGGAAGGAGGAACACGGCGATGGACATAACGGCGATGCTGGAGCACCTGCGAAAAAATGGAATATCCCCGGAGAAGTCGTACTTTGAGTGCCCGGTCTGCGAGGACAGGGGCTATACGGCCACACGCAGCGCAACCGGGGAGCTTATGACCCGTATCTGCCCTTGCCAGATACGCAAGGACAACCAGCGGCGCATTGCGCGTAGCGGACTGTCCGGTCTGCTGGAGAGCTGTACGCTGGAGACGTACCAGACGGCGGAGCCGTGGCAGAAGCAGGCAAAGCAGATGGCCGAGGCGTATATCACGGATTGGCGCGGGAAGTGGTTTTATGCCGGTGGGACCCCCGGCAGCGGGAAAACGCACCTGTGCACGGCGATCTGCGGGAAGCTGATGGAGGCAGGCTTGCCGGTACGGTATATGCAGTGGCGGTCGGACATTCCATCCATCAAGGCAAAAGTAAACGATGCGGAGCTGTACGCCGATGCCGTGGGAAAGCTGAAAACTATCCGCGTGCTTTACATCGACGACTTCCTCAAGGGCAACGTGACGGAGGCTGACCGGAACATTGCGTTTGAAATACTCAACGCACGGTACATAAAGCCGGAGTGTGCCACGATCATCAGTTCCGAGCGGACGATAGGACAGATATTGGACTGGGACGAGGCGATAGGATCCCGCATTGCGGAGCGCGCGAAGGGCTTTACCATGAGCGTGACGGGCAGCGGAAAGAACTGGAGGTTGCGATGAACGCCGGCGCATGGAAGATCGCGTCCGGCAGGCTGTGCGTGGCCTGCTTGCAGGAGATGGCGGCGGAATACATCATCGAGCCAGCGTTCCACGGCTGGGCGCGGGGCGTGTGCCAGCGCTGCGGGAAAGACCAGAAACTGACGACGATCAAGCGTTACACCATGAGCAAGCGCGGACTGGAGAAAAGAGGGTTGTTGGATGAACAGTGATGATCTGATGCGGCTGGGGCCTGCGGCGCAGAAGCAGGTCATGGAGAAGATGCGCAAGCCCGGAAAGTACAAGGCGCAGAAGACGCGGCGCGGCAAGCTGACTTTCGACAGCAAGAAGGAGGCGGAGCGCTATGACGCTTTGTTGCTGCTGCAAAATGCCGGGGAGATACGGGGGCTAAAATTGCAGGTGCGGTACTGCTTGCAAGAGGCGTACACGACATTTGAGGGCGACCGCGTGAAAAGTATCGACTACGTTGCGGACTTCGTGTACGAGCGCAGAGCGGCTCCTGACAGCTACGGCCAGCGGTACTGGCTGCCGGTAGTGGAGGACGTGAAAGGGATGAGGACGCGGGAGTACGCCATGAAAGCAAAGCTGTTCCGTAACCGGTACGGATACGCCATCCGGGAGGTGTGAGGATGACGGTGTACATGATCGTGACGCGGGACAAGTACCGCCTGCCCCGATGGTGGGGTACGACCACGGCGGAGTTGGCGCAGCTGTCCGGGCGGAAGCATCAGAATGTTCGTTTTGCGATTTGGAAGGCAATCCGCAACGGCGGCAGATTCGGCTGCTACGAGGTTGTGAGATTGGAGGAGGGCGAGTGATGTTGCCACCAAATCAACCGCTGACGAAAGATGCGGCAAGAAAACTCATGGCGCTGGACGTGCAGGACAAGGAGATACTGACCTACGAAAAGCTGGACGAATGGTACACCGCATGGGGCGGACAGTGCTACGTCAGCTTTTCCGGCGGCAAGGACAGCACGGTGCTGGCGTATCTGGCGGCGTGGTACCTGTCGAGTTTCAGGACACCGCCGTGGGAGTTGAACTTGGTGTTTGTAAACACCGGGCTGGAGTACCCGGAGATACAGCGGTTTGTCAATGAGTACGCCGCGTGGCTTCGCAGGGAGTTCCCGCATATCACCGTAAACCTTGTGCGGCTTCGACCCCAGATGAACATTCGGCAGGTGGTGACGAAGTACGGGTACAGCATTGTTAGTAAGGAGGTCGCAAACAATGTTTGGCTTGCACGGAGGGGGAATAAATACCGAATGATGCGTCTCCGTGGCGAAATGCTTGATAAGGATGGGAACAAAAGCATCTGGAACTGCGATAACTGGGCATTTCTGCTTGACGCTCCATTTCTTGTCTCTTCGGAATGTTGCCACATTATGAAAAAAAGGGCGGCGCATACTTATGAGCGCGAGAGCCGTGAAAAACCTATCGTTGCGATGATGGCAGAAGAAGGACGGCAGCGGTTTCAGACATGGACGGCGACCGGCTGCAACGCCTTTGAGGGAAAACGACCCATGAGTAAGCCCATGAGCTTTTGGACGGAGCAAGACGTGCTGCAATTCATCGTAGACCGCGAACTACCTATCGCCAGCGTATATGGTGATATTGTAGCAAGCGACGGTGAGAACGACTACAACGCGACGCTGATTGACTGCAAGCTGCACTGCACCGGCTGTCAACGCACGGGCTGTATGTTCTGCGCATTTGGAGCGCACCTCGAAAAGGGCGAGAACCGATTCGAGCGCATGAAGCATACGCACCCGAAGCACTACGAGTTTTGCATTGGCGGCGGGGAATGGGACGCGGACGGGCTGTGGAAGCCCAACGAGAAGGGACTTGGCTACGGTCGAGTGCTGGATTTTATCGGAGTGAGGTATTGAGATGAAGGTTTTAGAGCTTTTTGCGGGGACGCGAAGCATCGGCAAGGCGTTCGAGCGGCGCGGACACGAGGTGTATTCCATCGAGTGGGATAAGGACTTTGACCATATCGATTGGTACGCGGATATCATGACCGTCACAGCGCAGGATATCTTGGAACGCTTTGGACGCCCGGACGTTATCTGGGCAAGCCCGGACTGCGCGACGTTTTCTATTGCGGCAATATCGCATCATCGGCGCAAAAATCCAGAGACGGGGAATTTAGACCCTATTAGCGAATATGCAAAGTTTTGTGATGCTGTCGATCAGCACGTTTTGCGCTTAATCTTGGCCCTGTCTCCCACATATTGGTTCATCGAGAACCCGCGCGGCGGGCTGCGCAAAATGACTTGGATGCAGGGATTGCCCAGATACACCGTTACATATTGCCAGTATGGTGACATGCGGATGAAGCCCACCGACATCTGGACGAATCACCCAGACCCCGGATTTAAGCCGCCGTGTCACAATGGCGACCCGTGCCATGTAGCCGCGCCGCGAGGGGCAAAGACGGGTACGCAGGGGTTAAAAGGAAGTATGGAACGATCTATTATCCCCAAAGAATTGTGCGAACACATCGTGGACATTTGCGAAGGTGGCATGATGACGTGCGAGCTGGGATAAGGAGGAATGACATGACGAGAGATGAGATCGTGACCGTGCTGCGGTGCTGTGCCGAGGGAGAGTGTCATGGTTGCACAATGCACAATGATGAGCAGCGTTGCCAAGAACGAGTGTTGGATGCTGCCGCTGACCTGATCGAGAACCAGCAGCGGCACATCGAGGCACTGATGAAAGCCAACGCCAGCCTGAAGGACACCATTCCTCGGCCCCGAACGACTCGAAGTTGGCGGAAACTGCGCCATGAATTGCAAGTGGGAAGAAGCGGCGTAGAGCCGCCTCGCCGCCTACGAGGACACGGGGCTGACGCCGGGAGACATCAAGGAATTGCTTGACATGGCTGTGTCGAAAACAGACAAGGTTTTGCGGCTTAAAGAAGAATTGCACGCCATGAAAAACGAACTATGCCAATACTGCGGGAAGTACAAACACGCACACGAGGGCGCCTGTGACGGGTGCAGATGGAGGGAAATGTGATGGATGCTGTAAAGTTTATCGAGGAGCAAAACAGGATGTGTAATTCGTTTTCACCGGATTGCGAAGGATGCCGCGTGGATGAAGCAAAGCCTGTGGACGAATGCTGCCGGTGGATGTTTGAAAACCCCGAAAGAGCCGTCAAAATCGTCGAGGAATGGGCTGCCGCACATCCACGCAAAACGCGGCAGAGTGTGTTTCTGGAGCAGTGGCCGAATGCGCGCCCTGCGGATGATGGGGTGTTGACTTTTTGCCCAAAAAGGTTTGACTTTCACATTTCATGCTTAGCAGAATGCCATTCGTTGAAAAAGTGCAGTGATTGCCGCCGCGAGTTCTGGATGCAGGAGGTGGAGTAATGGAACGACTGACGAAGCGCGACACCGATGGACAGGCAATGATGGACTGCGAGAAGTGCAAAGCGGATTGGACGGGTAAGCATGGTAAGCCGATGGTTGACTGCACCGCGCTGTACTGCCGCAATCGCCTCAAGGATCGCCTCGCCGCCTACGAGGACAGAGAGTGTGCGCCGGAGGAAGTTCTACCGAAGGACAAGGCAGACGAGATCGCGTTGAAGCTCATGCGCCTTGCTGATTTGGAAAGCCTTTGCAGCTATACCCGCCTGCGCGAGCTGGCCGAGGCCAACAAGGACGGTCGGCTGGTGGTGCTGCCGTGCAAGGTGGGCGATATAGTGTGGGCGAATCTTGACGGGATGCGGCACACCCGCAAATGCGTCATAGAATTTGCGAACATTGGAAGCCGCGTTACGACCATTGTATTTTCTACAGTAGATGGATTAAGAGAACAGTACGGGGTCAATCCTTGCTCATTTGGAAAGACGGTATTCCTCACCCGCGAGGAGGCGGAGAAAGCATTGGAGGCGATGAAGGATGAGTAAGGCTGTTATGCTGAGCATCCGCCCGAAGTGGGTGGAGAAGATCGCCAACGGCGAAAAGACCATCGAAGTCAGAAAGACCAGGCCAAAGCTGGAAACGCCGTTCAAGGCGTACATCTACTGTACGATGCCTGACGCGAAGGACCCGCACAACATTCTTGAGCTGCACGGTGCAGACGGGAAAATCCGCAAGGCTAACGGCAAGGTCATTGGGGAGTTTGCCTGTGAGCGGATTGTCCCGATCACATACGATGGCGGCAGGCTATGGTGTCCAACAAATGCCGCCTTTTCCCCTGCGACGTGCTTATCTCAGGCAGAAATTATAGCTTATATCGGCGATAAGGGGCGTTGTTACGGCTGGCATATCTCCGACCTGCGCATTTATGACCAGCCGCGCAAACTGAGTGAGTTTCGGCGCGCATGCAAAAATAGCTGGTATTGTGAGAGCTGCGCCATGTACCGGGAAAACAACGGCACTTGCGGGAACGAAAGCCTGAAGATTCGCCGCCCGCCCCAGAGCTGGTGCTATGTGGAGGAGGGCTGACAATGGCTGAATACATTGAGCGGGAAGCTGTGATTGATCTAATCACATGTCGGTACGAAAATCCAGAAATCTGCACGCAGGAAATCAACAGTATCCCCGCCGCTGACGTTGCGCCGGTGGTGCATGGGCGGTGGATACCTTCAGAAAGCGACTTTGATGACGACGATACCTTGTTTGATGTCGAAGAATGGTGCGATTGGCAGTGTAGCGCTTGCAGAGAAGATATTTGTTACGAAGACCCGATGCCGCCGAGACTGCTTCCAAAGCACTGCCCCAACTGCGGCGCAAAGATGGACGGAGGTGACCGCGATGCGGTTGATTGATGCGGATGCGGTGAAATTCAGGGTCGAGTACGGGTATGACAATAATGGCGATCTCCTTGTACCGTATCGAGATATAAAAAAGTCAATTGAAGCGGCAAAAACTGTGGACGCTGTGCCCGTGGTGCGGTGCAAAGATTGCGAGAACAGCTACTACGCAGTGGATGATCTGATATGCTCCTACGGCCCGTGCGTGGATTGTCCTGTGTCTCCAGATTTTTGGTGCGCGAATGGCAGGAGGGAGGATGCCCATGCCCAAGACTAACCCCCGCAGAATCCCCCGCACACAGGCCGACGTAGACAAAGCCTACAGCAATGGCATTGTGGAGGGCCTGAACCGTGGCATAGATCTGATGCTGTACGTCCTGATCGATAAGCACGACGCGCCGATGGACGATGTGCAGCAGCTTGCCGGGGAGCTAAACCACGCCGCTCAGTGCGTGGCGGAAGGGTACGTTACCTGGGCAGATATCCGGCAGATGCTCAAAGAGTATGGCGTTGAGACGGCGCTGGAATAGGAGGTACGATGAACGTTTACAGAGGGGTTCCAATAATCTTGTGCGAAGAGCCCAAGCTTGCTATTGCGGATGTGGAAGAGTACCCTGTAGAGAGAGAAGATAGATGGGATGGTTCCATTTACGGCGTGGTGTTAAAAATTAATGTACATGGCGACGTGAAACCATTCCGCCATATGTTCGCCAAGGTGCATGTGTTTGGGCGGGACGTGACAGTGTATCAGGGAGGCAGGTCAAACACGTTGATTACATATGGCCTGAAACCAAAGGGGTTCTATGAAACTCCTGGAGGTGCTACATGAGCAACAAATACTCTCTCCCCTACGATATCCGCATGGAATGTATCGCCTATGTCAGGGGCTATCCCCGCCGGGTCCGCGCGTACAATGCGGCCCGGGAAGAAGTGTTGGAGTCGTCGGCCTATGCCATGTCTGGTATGCCGCATAGCCCCGGCAACAGCAGGATAGCCGAACGCAAGGCGGAACGGCTGGCAACCATAGAGAACTGGCCGGAAACGAAGAAAATGCGGGCCGTGGAATACGCCATGGAAAACGTGGGCCGCGATATCGCCAATGAGAACGTGCGGCGTAAGCTGGTATGGGTGATCATGCGGAATTGCGAGAACCGGGACAGATACCCGCTTAGAATCATGGACGGATGCGGATTCAGCGAGAGAACCATGAAGCGCCGCAAAGCTGCATTTTTGTGGCACGTAGCGGATTATTTGGGCCTGGTTTCCTAAAAGTTGGCCCATTAGGCACATAAAAACGTGCTAAAATAGTATCATCGGAGAGTAACCAATCAGCCCACAACCCGAAATTTCATTTTTCTCCTCTTTCTTTCCTCCATAGGTTATGGCACAGCCGGTAATGGGTGCCTCCGCGCAAGCGGCCTCGCAAGAGCGTTGCCGGCATGCAGACACTCACGGGATATCTCGCGGGTGTCTGTTTTTATGCGGGTGTAGCCAAAAGGTAAGGCACGGGACTTTGACTCCCGTATGTGCTGGTTCGACTCCAGCCGCCCGTCCCAAAAGATAGTAGGAGTGCCCAATTGGGCGGGTAAAGTCTGCTATGTACAGGCCAAGGGGCGGGGGCTGGTAGCAAAACAGGAGGAAAGCATGGAAATCACAAAACGGCGGCTTGCTGATATTGAACCGTATGCCGCCAACGCAAAGAAACACGATAAACGGCAAATCAATAACGTTGCGGAGAGCATCAAGCAATACGGTTTTGTGCAGCCGATTGTGATTGACCGTGACGGAGTGATCGTTATTGGCCACTGCCGCGCTCTGGCGGCAAAAAAGCTGGGTATGGAAGAAGTGCCGTGCGTGTGCGTGGACGATCTGACACCGGAGCAAGTGAACGCCCTGCGGCTTGTGGATAACAAGAGCAACGAAAGCGATTGGGACTTTGATCTGTTGGCTGATGAATTGCCTGGTCTCGACCTGTCGGCTTTTGACTTTGATTGGGGCTTGCCGGAAGACACAACGGACGAAGTCACTGAGGACGAAGCACCGGAGGTCGACGAAGAATCTGAACCGATTACCAAACTTGGCGATATTTGGCAGCTTGGACGGCACCGGCTTATGTGTGGGGACAGCACGTCCGTGGAATGTGTACAAAAGCTCATGGGGGGGGGGCACAAGCAGACCTTTTGCTTACAGACCCGCCGTATGGTGTTGATTATACAGGTAAAACGAAGGACGCACTCAAGATTGAAAATGATGCGAAAAGCGATGACGAGTTTATTGCGTTTTTGCAAGCGGCATTTGAAGCGGCTAACTCTGTGATGAAACCCGGCGCGGTATTTTACATCTGGCACGCCGATTCAAAAGCATATGTTTTCAGAATGGCGTGCCAGATGACGGGATGGGAAGTTCGGCAGGTTTTGATTTGGGTTAAAAATGCAATGGTCATGGGCAGGCAAGACTACCAGTGGAAGCATGAGCCTTGCCTATATGGGTGGAAGGCGGGGGCTGGTCATCTCTGGGCATCTGATAGGAAGCAGACAACGGTGCTTGAATTTGATCGCCCGACAGCGAATAAAGAGCATCCGACTATGAAGCCTGTTGCGCTATTTGACTATCAAATCAAGAATAATACCAAGGGCGGCGACATTGTTCTCGACCTGTTTGCCGGAAGCGGGACAACCGTTGCTGCGTGTGAGCAGAATGGCAGAAATGCTTATGTTATGGAGTTTGACCCGAAGTATTGCGATGTGATTGTAAAGCGGTGGGAGAACTTGACGGGCAAAAAGGCGGTGCTTCTGCATGACGATTGAAGAAGCGCAGGCGATTATCGCCAAGACGAACAGCCCGTACTTAAAGCGGGATATGGAGAAGTTTATCAAACACCAGCGGAGAAAGGAGGGCGCGTATGGCAAGGCCAAGAAAGGAAATAGATCAGAAGCAGTTCGAAAACCTCTGCGGCCTGCAATGCACGCTTGAGGAGATCTGCGGCTGGTTTGGTGTGACCGACAAAACGCTGGATGGTTGGTGCAAACGCACATATCGTGCAAGTTTTTCCGAAGTATTCAGGCAAAAGCGAGGATTGGGGAAAGTATCCTTACGTAGAAGCCAGTGGCGGCTTGCCGAAAAGAACGCAAGCATGGCTATTTGGCTGGGGAAACAGTACCTTGGGCAGCGCGATATTGTTGAGCTGGGTTTGCCGACTGATAACGCACAGGAGGATGCTTTGAGCGTGAGCCTGCGTGAAATGGCAGAAGGGTTGGAGAGCGATGATTAGCCCGAGGCAGCAGAAAATCCTTGCTTTCCCCTATTCCAAGTATGACGCGCTGATCTGCGACGGCGCCGTTCGTTCCGGCAAAACCTCCATCATGATGTGGGCGTTTGTCCGCTGGGCGATGGAGAATTTCAGCGGTCAGCGCTTCGGTGTGTGTGGCCGCACGGTGGATAGCTGCACCAAGAATATCATCGTGCCGTTCACAGCGATGAGCCTTGCAAAGGAACGTTATATCATCCGCTGGCGGCGCGGCGACAAGGTGATGGAAGTGCGGCGCGGAGCCGTGACGAATTACTTTGAGGTGTTCGGCGGCAAGGATGAGGCCAGCTATACGCTGATCCAAGGCCGGACGCTGGCGGGTGTGCTGCTGGACGAAGTGGTGCTGATGCCGCGCTCGTTTGTGGAACAGGCGCTTGCACGTTGTTCCGTTGACGGTGCGCGGTTGTGGTTCTCCTGTAACCCCGGCAGTCCACATCACTGGTTCTATCAGGAGTGGATCAAGCGAAGCCGTGAGCGCAACGCACTGTATCTACATTTTGAAATGACGGACAACCCCGGCCTGAGCAAGCGCACCCTCGAACGGTACGAGAATATGTATGCCGGTATATTTTATGACCGGTATGTGCGCGGCCTGTGGGTAGCGGCAGAGGGCATCGTTTATAAGGACTTTGCCAACGATACAGAAAAGTATTTGATCGGAGACCCTTTGGAGTGGGCCAAGCAAAACGGCGCCAGCTTTTCAATCATTTCAATTGGCGTTGACTTCGGTGGTACAAAGTCCGCAACGAAATTTCAAGCCACCGGGATCACAAAAGATTTCCGTGTTGTGGCGTTGGAAGAAGAATACATCAAAAACGAAGAGATTGACCCGAATGCATTAAACCGGCGTTTTGCTACGTTCTGCCAGCTGATAACGTCAAAGTATGGGTACAGCCAGACAAGAGCGGATAGCGCGGAAACGGTGCTAATTCGTGGGTTAGATCATACCGCGCAAAAAATGCGCCTCGGAACGCAGGTCAAGAATGCAATGAAACTGCAAATCACAGATAGAATCAGGCTTGTGGTGCTGCTGATGAAACAGGGTCGTTTTAAGGTTTCGCGCAACTGCCCGCATCTGATCGATGCACTGCAAACCGCGATTTATGATCCTGATAAATTTGAGGACGAGCGCTTGGATGACGGCACGTCCGACATCGACAGTTTGGATGCTTTTGAGTACAGCATTGAGCCTTATTACAAAGACCTGGAACGTGCCGGGCACATGATGGGACGGTGAAATAGTGAATATTCGGAGAGCATTAAAGGATCTTGGGTTTGACACGGTCGACAATAAATTCTATTCTCTGATCGACCTGTGGGCCGCATGGTATAAGGGAAACGTTGAAGATTTCCACAGCTATACGGTGTGGAATGGAATTGAAGAGCTGGAGTGCCACCGGTATTCGGTGGGAATGGGAAAGAAAGTCTGCGAGGACTGGGCCAACCTCTTAATGAACGAGCGAGTCAACATCACGCTTGAAGGCAAACAGGAACAGGAATTTATCGATACTGTTTTTGCCGATAACAACTGGGAGGTCAAGGCTAACGAATCGCAGGAGCGCAAAGCGGCAGTAGGAACCGTCGCGTATGTGCCGGTGATGGAAGGCATGGGAATTAACCCAGATACAGCAGAAATCATTGACTCTGGCCGCATTCGCATCAACTACGTCAGCGCCTGGAACATCTACCCGCTGACGTGGGATAACGGCGTTATCCGCGAGTGTGCGTTCGCATCCACTCGGAAGGTCGATGAAACAGAATATACTTACATCCAGGTGCACCGGCTGCGCAACGGCGAGTATGACATTGAGAACCATCTGTATGATGCGGAGGAAGTACCGCTGGCCAGCGTGAAAGGGTTTGAGACAATTCCTCCGGTGATTCATACCGGCAGCGACAAGCCGCAGTTTGTGATTGACCGGCTGAACATTGCAAACTCTGACGAAAACAACCCGCTTGGCGTGGCTGCGTTTGCCCACGCCATCGACCAGCTTAAGAGCGTTGACATCACCTATGATAGCTATGTGAACGAATTTGTGTTGGGCAAGAAGCGCATTGTGGTGCAGCCGGAGGCAACCCAGAGCATTGATGGTCGGCCAGTGTTTGATAAGCGTGAGACCGTTTATTATGTACTTCCGGAGGACAGAGGCGGCAACGGCAACATCTTGCAGCAGGTCGATATGTCGCTACGGACGGCGGAGTTTAACACCGGCATGCAAGATATGTTGAACATCCTGTCCAGCAAGTGCGGTTTTGGTGAGAACCATTACAAATTCAACCAGGGCAGCATCGCAACTGCCACGCAGGTCATCAGCGAGAACAGCACCCTGTTCCGCACGGTCAAAAAACATGAAATTGTGCTTGAACGGGCAATCACAGAGTTGTGCCGGAGCTTGCTCCGCATGGGAAATCGGTACATGGGCGCATCCCTCAATGAGGACGTCCAGATCTCCATTGACTTTGACGATTCCATCATTGAGGACAAGGGCCAGGACTTTAACCGTGACGTGCAGCTTCTTAACGCTGGCATCATGAACGATTGGGAGTTCCGTATGCGCTGGATGAACGAGGACGAGGCGACCGCAAAGGCGGCGCTGCCGAAGATGCAGGACATGACAACCGAAGGACAAGAGGAGGTAGAGTAATGGGCGGTAGAGGTGGAGCAGGTGGCGGCACTTCCGCTACGAAGAATAATATTCGCACGGTGCAAGGAGTTTCTGTCGGCTCTCGGCTTTTTGCAAAAGAAAGCGATGTCGCTAAACTTTCGCAAAATACTATCTGGGTTGAAAACACAAGCACGCCGCACGCTGTTCTGAAAAACAGTCAAGGAACAGTTCAAGTGCAAGGTGATAAAAAGGACAAATACGGCATCCTCGAAAATGTGAATACCGCCGTTGTGCATCTCAGCGGCGTTGACCGAAGCACACCTACAAGGGAAGTCACCAAATTAAATAAGCAACTTAACGAAATACGCTCACGGGGTTTTGATGTCCAAAGAATTAGTGTGGGCGAATATGAAAGCGTTGCTTACATAAAACGAAAGCTATTCACAAGGGCTTTTTAAAAATTTTCCATGATAAACTTTGAAAATTTGGACAAGTTCATGTTCCCTGGCGTCGGAAAGTACGGTATACCGCAAATCGAGCCGGTCAAGGCGTATCCGCACGGCGAGTTTATCCCCGTGAATTACCATTACACAGCAAAAGACACGAAAAGCAAGATTTTGCATTTCTTTGTGGACGATTATCAATTCATTCGATATTGGAATACGCCTGACAAGTACATTCCGAAACTGTCGCAGTTTTCGGCGGTGTGTGCGCCGGACTTTTCTACTTACACGGATATGCCGCTGGCGATGCAGATATACAACCATTACCGCAAGCACTGGCTGGCGGCATACTGGCAGCTCCACGGCATGACGGTTTATCCAACGATTTCATGGAGCAACGAGAATAGTTATGATTGGTGCTTTGACGGCGAGCCTGTCGGCGGAATAGTTGCGGTTAGTTCGGTAGGCACACAGCAAAACAAGGAAAGCAAGCAGCTGTTTCTGCGCGGCTACGAGGAAATGATGAAGCGGCTCTCTCCTGAATGGGTGATATTCTACGGAAAAGTGCCGGAGGAATGCGATTGGAATGTAATTCGCGTAAAACCGCACTATGATGAAATCGTGAAACGGAGGAAAGCAAATGAAATATCCGTTTCGGCCAGAAATCCTTGACGCGCTGCCGGAAGAACTAACAGAACTGTTCCGGGCGCTTGAAATAACGCTGCTGGAAGAAATCTGCTCCCGGTTGAAAACTGCGGATGAACTGAACGAGGTCACGGTTCAGGACATCAAGGCGTTGCGGTCCAACGGCATCGACCTAAAAGAAATCAAGAAAGCAATCCGCGAGACTTCCAGCATCAGCAAAACTAAGCTGGACAAGCTGCTGGGCGATGTGGTCGCAAGGAACCAACAGTATTACACCGATATGATTGACCTTGCGCATATCACCCAGCCTGAAACACTGGTTGACGCTGCGGAAGTGGCGGCGATTAGGACGCAGACACTTGATACATTCCACAATTTGACCGCATCCATGGGCTTCCTGGTGGACGCTGGGCGTACAATGCTCCCACCTGCCAAAGCGTACCAATGGGTACTTGACAGCGCAGCGTTGCAGGTGCAAAGCGGCGCAATCAACTACAATCAGGCGATTAAAACGGCGGTAAAGGAACTTGCGGACAGCGGTCTGAAAGTGGTTGACTACGAAAGCGGCCATCGGGATCATGTCGATGTTGCCGTGCGAAGAGCCGTAATGACCGGCGTATCTCAAATCTGCGCCAAGTATACGGAGCAATCCTCAGAATATCTGGATACGCCCTATTTTGAAGTATCGGCCCATGTTGGCGCGCGAGATAAGCCGGGACCGTCACCGTGGTCATCGCATAAGGATTGGCAAGGCCGCGTTTACAGCGTCCGCACTGGGGACATTTACCCGAGCATTTATGACATTTGCGGCTTGGGCGCTGTTGACGGTCTGGAAGGGGCCAACTGCCGCCACAGGCGGTTCCCATGGGTTGAGGGCGTGTCCGAGCGCACTTACACGAATGAACAGTTGGAGCACATCGATGATGACCACGGATGCACGTTTGATGGCAAGGATTACACGGCATACGAGGCAACCCAGATGCAGCGCCGTATTGAGCGAACGGTTAGAAAGCTAAAGCGTGAAAAAGCCGCCTACAAGGCCGCAGGATTGCATGAAGATGAGACTGCGGTAAACATACGGCTACGGCGGTTAAACGCTAAATACAAGGCGTTCAGCGTGAAAGCTGGCCTGCCGGAGCAACCGGAGCGGATGCGCATCTATTTTACGGATGACGCAATGTTAAAAACGGCAAATGCCATGAAAACGCATCGGGCAAAAGTGGAAGTGTCTAACGCTAAAGACGATAGAGACACTCTTGAGTTTTTCGGCGCAGACGCAAGAGATAACTTGAATTCTATTGTGAAAAGACGTACAATGAAGCTGGAAAATGGCTTTGCTTGCTTCCCGGACGGTGACCCGCTGAATGAAAATGTTAAAAGGGTAAAACCTCTTAAAACATATTTTGACGTCGCTATGCACGGAAGCCAGACGGCAGTCGGATTTGGCACAAAAGAACTCAATATGTCACCGCGCTTACTTGCCGCAGTCATTCGGCATAGTAAAGGGTGGAATGGCCAGAAAGTTCGTTTGCTATCTTGCAGCACAGGCGCACGCATGGAAAACGATTATTGCTTTGCAGAAGAGCTGGCAAATGCACTTGGCGTTGAAGTGAAAGCCCCAGACGATGTGCTTTTTATTTCCGGTGCTGGCGTACTGAAAGTAGGAACACATGGGGAAGGAAATATTTTGCCGTTTACCCCAAATCAAAGAGGAAGGAGAAAGTGACATGGATTTCGGTTTTTTTAAAGGATTGCCATACAAGAATTCTATTGAGAATTTTGAAGACTATAAGAAATACAAAAATAGTATCCCAAAAGAAGCGATTTTAAGCCACATTTCCTCCCTCGATGCCGGGTTGACATCGCTGCCCAGTTTTGATATGTTTACTGGAGAAGAACTTCACGCAGGTATGTTTTGGGACGGTAAATTCACCTTCCCGTATGAGTTCCTGCATTACTACAAGAATTATGACATTGGCGTCCCCTATGAGTATGAAGCATATTTGAAAGAAATCGGGGTAGGCTAATGGATGATAAACTGATGCAGGCCAGCGAGGCTATTATCCGGCGCGGAAATGACGCGGAGATCCGGCGCAAGGGTGACGGATACATTGTGTTAGAGGTCAAGAAAACAATCAAATATTCAACTCCCGCGTAATTGGGCGCGGGAAAGGGCAATAGGAGCCAACTGCTGAGGAATTCTCGGTGGTTAGCTCTTTTGTTTTAAGTAAAACCCGCAAAGCACAGCGGTTTTTATAAAAACTATCGTCTGCGAAGAAACGCGGCCAAAGAAAAGGAGATAGTGTCATGGCACTTACACGAAAACTTTTGAAGGGTATGGGTCTCACCGATGAGCAGGTAGATACCATCATCGAAGCGCATACCGACACTGTGGACGGCCTAAAGGCGGATGTGACCCGCTACAAGGCCGATGCGGAGAAGCTGCCCGGCGTTCAGAAGCAGTTGGACGACCTCAAGGCGGCAGGTGACGGCGGTTATAAGGAGAAGTACGAGAAGGAACACTCGGCCTTTGAAGCCTTTAAGACCGACATCACGGCAAAGGAGAGCAAGGCGGCAAAGGAAAGGGCCGTCCGGGCTTACTTTGAGAGCAAAAACATCACCGGCGCAAATCTCGACCTTGCCATGCGCGGATGCGGCGAGGAAATGTCTGCCTTGGAGCTGGACGGCGAGAAGATCAAGGACACCAAGAGCCTTGACGCTCTCGTAGACGGCACTTATAAGAGCCTTGTTTCTAAGCCTGCTGTCCGGCTGGACATGGGCGCACGGCTCAACGAGGGCGGCAAGCCTATGACCAAGGACGAGATTATGAAAATCACCGACAGAACGGAGCGGCGCGCTGCAATCGCCGCAAATATGGATTTGTTTAGAAAGGAAGAATAAAAATGGCTGTTGATCCTAAGCTGATTAAGAAGGAAGATCTTGCCCGTGTTCGCGAGATCGAGTTTACCGAAATGTTCGGCTATTCCATCAAGAAGTTGATGGAGGCTCTGGGCGTTACCCGCAAGATCGCCAAGCAGGCCGGTACTGTGCTCAAGAGCTACAAGGCTACCGGAACTCTGGAAGACGGCGCTGTGGCCGAGGGCGAGACCATCCCTCTGAGCAAGTACAAGACCGAGGCTGTGAACTACAAGGAGATCACCTTGAAGAAGTGGCGTAAGGCCACTTCTGCCGAGGCAATCACTGATCGCGGCTACGATCAGGCCGTCGAAATGACCACCGATGAAATGCTGAAGGACGTGCAGAAAGGTATCCGCAAGGATTTCTTTGGCTTCCTCGCAACCGGTACTGGCACGGCCAGCGGTGCTACCTTCCAGGCGACCTTGGCTCAGGCATGGGGCCAGCTGCAGGTGCTGTTCGAGGATGACGAGATCGGCGCAGTGTATTTCATGAACCCGCTGGATGTTGCGGACTATCTCGCAACTGCCAACATCACCCTGCAGACCGCTTTCGGCATGACCTATGTCGAGAACTTTCTCGGCCTGGGCACCGTGATTCTGAACTCCAGCGTCCCCAAGGGAAAGATTTACGCCACCGCCAAGGACAACATCGTCCTGTACTACATCCCTGTGAACGGCGCAGATCTGGGCGAGGTGTTCAACTTCACCACCGACGCCACCGGTTATATCGGTATCCATGAGGAACCCGATTACACCAACATGACCGCATCCGATACCGTTATCAACGGCATGGTGTTGTTCGCCGAGCGCATTGACGGCGTGGTTGTCGGCTCCATCACTCCGGCAGTGGGGGGCTAAGCGAACTGCTGAGTGAGCCTGACCCTGAAACTTCTTCTTTCTCCAACATGACAAAAGCCCAACTGCTTGATTATGCCAGGGGAAACGGGGTGGACGGGGTCAGCAGTTCAATGCGCAAGGCTGACATAATCGCAGTATTGGAAGGGAGCTGACCCGTATGACATACGCTGATTATACATACTACGCCGGAATCTATATGGGTTCTGTGAGCGAGGAAGATTTTCCGCGTCTGGCTGTTCGGGCCAGCTCCTTCCTCGATTACTACACCCAAAACCGGGCGAAAGACAACGCTGATATGGACGCTGTAAAGATGTGTTGCTGCGCATTGGTGGACAAGTATCAGTTGATCGAGACCGCGCAGCAACTTGCCGCAACCAGGCTGACGGATGCGCTTACCGGCGGTGACGTGAAAAGTGAAACGGTAGGCGGGTATTCTCGCACACTGGCCAGCGGCGGGGAAAGCGCCGCTGCTGCATTGAGTGCCACGGACGGCGCAAGAAAATTGCTGGCGGAAACGTGCATGGAATACCTTGCCCATACAGGGTTGCTGTATCGCGGAGGTGGTTGCAGATGTACACTCCCCACACTGTAACGGTTTACAACGTCGTGCGTGAACCGGACCCTGCCACGCTAAAAGATGTCACAAACCTATATGTAACCGTGCTTGATGGCGTGTTCTGCGAGGCGGCAAAGGGAGTTAACGTGCGCAAAAGCGGGCTTGAAGGCGCCGACGCAGTAAACCTGTATATCCCATTTACGGTAAAAGCTGTGGATGGATTTAGCGGAAAGCCCAAGACATATACAGAGCCGCAAGCATTTTTTGCCTCAAGCGACAGGGCGGGCCTATGGACGTTATCCACCACCGGCAATGGTGGCGATACATTTTTCGTCAAAGGCGAATTTGTAACGGACAACGAGGGCGTGGCATTGGCGCACGATAATTGCTGGAATGTGACTAAGGTTGACGCAAAAGACTTTGGCAGCGCAGATATGCAGCATTGGGAAGTGGGTGGGAAATAAGTGGCCGTTACCTTTGCGATGCATTTTGGCGGCATGGAGGCCATCAAGGACAAACTGGCTGAGAGCTGCACCCGCGCTGAAAGCATTGTGGGGCAGCAGGTCATAAAAGACACCGCGCCGTTTGTCCCTGCACTTACAGGATCTTTAACAATACGCACGAGGTTAGACGGCAACAAAATTATTTACCCCGGGCCTTATGCGCGGTTTTTGTACTACGGCAAAGTCATGGTTGATCCGCAAACCGGCAGCACCTTTGCGCCAAAGGGCGGGACGAAGGTTTTGACAAACCGAGACCTTGTATTTTCCAAGGCGATGCACCCGCAAGCACAGAGCCATTGGTTTGAGGCTTCCAAAGCGCAGAACATGGAGAAGTGGGTGCGGGTGGCAGATAAGGCGGTGAAGAAATTTGGAAAAGATTAAAAAGGCCGTGTCGGCGGCGGAAGAAGATCAGGTATCGCGCAAGCTACTTGTGTGGCTGAACACATACGCGGAGTTGCCAGTCGACATTATACGCTTTGAGTTTCTTCCTGCAGATACTTCCGCTATGGCGATGTCCACCATTCAGGCGGCGTACATCGTGCGGAGGTATATCACCGGCGGTTATGTGGCGGAGTATCAGTTCAAGATAATCTACCGAGTGAAGCCGGGGAACAGCAACGACAAACGGCTCAAGGCTGACGAACTGTTAAACGCTATCGGAGATTGGGCGACCGGCAAGCGCCCCGACATTGGTACCGGAAAACGCGTTGTAAGCCTGGAGCCTACTACGCGATCTTCTTTGTTCGCTGTGTATGAAAACGGCGACGAAGATCATCAAATCTTAATGAAAATGAATTACGAGGTGAATACATAATGCCAGATTTGACTTTTACAACACCGGAAGGTCAGACCATTGACCGCGAACTTTTGATCGCATACCTGAATACGGGCTCCTCCGAGTCCCCTGTGTGGAGTGCTATCGGCAAGCGGGTGGAGGACAGCAGCGAGGAAATGGACTGGGGCCAGGAGAGCAAGCAGGATGTGCTGGGGAACACATTCACAACCATGAAAAAGCCCGTTATTACACAGACCTTTGACCCCATCCCCTTGGATGCTGGTGATGCAGCAGCCGTGAAGATGTGGAATTTGGCCGTAAAAGACCACGATGCGCAGGCGCTGGCCAACCAGGACATGATGATCGGCCACTTCTACGCCACCAGCGGCGATGCAAAGTTTGCCGAGCGTTATGATTCCTGCGCCATTGCCGTTACTTCCATCGGCGGCGAGGGCGGCGGTACACTAAACATCGCCAGTGAGATTACCTATGGCGGGACCCGCACTTTGGGGACCGTGGCGAAGGGCGCTGCCGGCAAGATCGAGTTTGCTGCCGCACAGTAAAAAATAGGGGCGGGGTTTCCCGCCCCATTATCACGCAATATACAAATAAATCGGAGGACACCATGAGCGAAAATATCATCAAAATTGATACCGGCGTAGTCACTAAAACTTTTGTGACTACCGACGGGAAAGAATGTGAATTTGCGTTTAATCCGCTGGATATGGGGCTTTCTCGTCGGCTTTTTTCCGCGTTTGAAAAACTCGACAAAATGAACGATGGTTATAAGGACGAAGTGCAAAAAAACGCCGATAAAAAGGAAATTTTTGACATTGGCCAAAAGATGGACCGGGAAATGCGGGAGATCATCAACGGAGAAGTATTCGGGTTTGATATCTGCACCCCGCTTTTTGGTGAGCTGAATCTTTACGCGCTGGCCAACGGATTCCCCATTTGGGCAAATTTGCTTTTTGCGCTGGTGGACGAAATGGATACTGCGTATGCCCGGGAGCAGAAGCTTACCAACCCGCGCATTAGCAAGTACACCAAGAAGTACCACAAATGAGATACAGCCTGCCAAAATCCGTGGAGCTGGGCGGGAAGGAATACGCCATTCGGTCTGATTACCGGGACATTTTGGACATTTTGGAAATGCTTTCTGATTCGGAGCTGGACAGCGCCGATAAGGCAGAGGCAGTGATGGAAATGTTTTACCCGGATTACGAGGATATCCCATACACGGAATACGAGAACGCGGTGCGGCAATGCATATCCTTTATAAATTGCGGCGAGGAAGAATGCCGGGATGAAAAGCGACCTAAGCTCATGGATTGGCAGCAGGATTTCCCGATGATTGCAAGCCCCATAAATCGCGTGCTTGGCACGGAAATCCGCTCCCTTGAATATCTGCACTGGTGGACATTTATAGCCGCATACCAAGAAATAGGTGATTGCACATTTGCCCAAGTGGTAAGCATCCGCAAAAAGAAATCCAAAAATCAAAAGCTGGATAAATCCGATCAGGAATTTTACAAGCAGAATAAGCATCTTGTGGATTTCAAACGGCAATACACGGATAGCGATGAAAAAGTTATCAATCAATGGATATAAAAAACCGCCCTCCTGTGAGAGCGGTTTTTGCGCGTTGGTTATAGGTCGATTTTTACGGTGTCTTTGTTCTTCAGATAGGAGAACTGCTTCACAAGCCTTTTTGCCTGCGGCGTTTTTTTCGTCACATCAAAAAGGATATATTTCGTTTGGACATCGGCCAGGTATGTGAAGATTAGATACTTTGTGTTCGTTTTTATGCTGCGTTTACTGGCACTTCCCCCAAGAATTGCACCGATGGGCCCGAGCAGCATTGCCCCCGCCACGGCGCCGCCGGCACTGGATACATACTGCTTCTGTATTTCTGTGTTGGTCATGATCGACACATCAATCAGTTTATCAGTTTGCAGATTAAACTCCTGACCGTTTGCCTGCATGATAATGCGAGAGCGCAAACAGGTTAGCTTGCACATGACATTCTGCGGCAGGTCCAGACCTCCTATAAACTGGAACTTGTCGACAAGAAGCAACTCGCCGTCACCGTACCGCTTTTTTAATTTGGCATTATTCGCTGAAACAAAAGCCAGTCTGCAAATAGCAACAATAATAATTACCAAGAACAGGTACTTGGTATCCATAAAACTCCCTCCCTTAAATTTTGGTATCAATAATATACCATATAAAAAATTCAAAAGCAAGTAGGTGATTTAATGTCGGATGGGTCTGTCGTGGTGGAAGTAAATGTTGACGACAAGCAGGCGCAAAAAGAACTCAATTCCATTACTCAGAAAATAGAAAGAATATCTGAAAAGTTAAAAGAGCAAAACACGGGGAAAACGGAGATTGTAAACCAATCTGCGCAACTCGGCGCACAGTTAGATGTAGCAAAAGCAAAATTGGAATACATGAAAAGCGGACAAGAGTTTTTTACATCCGATTCTATTCTCGGACAAGAAAAAAATGTATCTGCTTTACAAAAAGAATTTGACGCTGCTGCAGATAAATTAGATAAAGCAAACGAAAAAATCAGAGAAACCGAACGCAGATTAAATGCGGCAAAAGAAAAAGCCGCAGATTTACAAAAACAAGTTGCAGGGGCGCAAAAATCCGCCCAGGCACTTGCCCCGACAACAAAGGCGTTATCTCCTGCAGCTGAAAAAGCAGAAAAAAGTTTCAACAAACTTGTCGGGCGCATTAAGGGCCTTGCTAAGCGGGTATTTATATTCACAATTATTACCGCCGCGCTGCGGAAAATTAAGCAATATATGTGGTCTGCCATACAGACGAATGATGATGCTATGAATGCAGTTGCTCGACTAAAAGGCGAGCTACGCACCCTAGCGCAACCGATTGTCAATATAGCGATCCCCGCCTTTACGGCCCTGGCAAAAATCATCACATATACACTGACCGGCGCGTCTCGTCTGTTGTCCTTGCTTTTTGGCTCAACTTATAGCGCCTCGAAAAAAGCGGCAAAAAGCCTAAACGATCAACAAAACGCCATCGAGGGTGTAGGGAGCGCAGCGAAAAAAGCAAGCAAGTATTTGGCACCGTTTGACGAGCTTAACACAATAAGCGGCAACGACGCAGGAGGCGGGAGCGAAAGCGGAGGGAATGCAGTTAATTTTGATAGTGATATTGGGAGCGGCGTAAATGCCGTAATGGCCCTAATGACAGGCATTGCGCTGCTTGCAATTGGAGCAATCCTTACTTTTTCCGGCCATGTTGGGGTAGGCATTGCGATGATGGTTGCAGGCGCGTTGACAGTATACGGTGTTTATGCATCCGACGGCGGAGAAGCAGCAAAGACGCTTGTGGAAACTGGTCTTTCAAAGATTCTGATTGCTATCGGCCCGATGATTGCAATTCTCGGCGTGGTTCTTATGTTGACCGGCAATATACCGTGGGGCCTTGGACTACTGATTGCGGGAATTGCGTTGTTTGCTGTCGGCGAAGTGGCGGAAAACTGGGATCTGCTCGGCACCAACCTTGTGGGAGCCCTTGCAAATATGCTAATCGATATTTCCCCTTACATTGCCCTGTTTGGCGCTGTGCTACTGTTTGTCCCCGGGCAGCAGGCCCTTGGTATTGGCTTGATTATCGCAGGTATTGCGTTGTTTGCTGTCGGCGAAGTCGGCGCGAACTGGGAGCTGCTCGGCACAAATTTGACATCGGCACTTACCAAAATATTCAGCGAAATTTCTCCCTATATTGTCGTATTTGGCCTTTTGCTGGCAATGGTGCCCGGTATGATGGCTGTGGGCATTGGCATGATCGTTGCCGGAAGCGCCATGTTTGCGTTTTCCGTAATTGCGCCCAATTGGGATAGCATTACACAGGCGCTTCGTGGCCCTCTTGGCAAAACTCTTGCTATGATCGGCGGTTTTCTTGTTGTCCTCGGGCTTATGCTTATTTTTTCGGGCGTAGGAATACCCTTGGGCATTGGGATGTTGCTTGCCGGTGGCGTTAGTTTGGCGGCGGCCATTGCACCAAATTGGGATTTCATCCGGGACAAAATCAAGAACGTTTGGCAAAAAATCAAAGAATTCTGGAACTCCTATATCGCTCCCGTATTCACTGCGGCTTGGTGGCGGGACCTCGGGAAAACCATTATGAACGGCTTGATCTCGGGTATTGAACGGGGCATCAACTGGGTGCTGGGCGGCGTAAGCGATATGGTGAATGGCATCACGGGCATCTTAAACAAGATTCCTGGCGTGAACATTGGGCGGGTCAATTGGGGAAATGTCCACATTCCTCGCCTGGCCCAGGGCGCGGTGATCCCAGCAAACCGGGAATTTTTGGCCGTACTGGGCGACCAGAAGCACGGCACCAACATTGAGGCCCCCCTGGACACCATCAAACAGGCCGTTGCGGAGGTGCTAGGGCAAGGCAGCGACCGGCCCATTACCATCATTGTCCAAATGGACGGCAAGGAGATGTTCCGGCAGATGGTGCGGGAAAACAACTCCCAGGTGCGCATGAACGGCAAAAGCCCGCTGCTGACGTGAGGTGACGCATGGAAGTACTTAAGGTAACAAAGAAATCCGGGGCTGTGGTATCTCTCCCGGCCCCGGATGAACTGAAATGGAACATTTCCGACCTAGACGCAGATGGGACCGGCAGAAACCAGAACGGCGATATGTTCCGCGACCGCGTGGCCGTGAAGCGCAAGCTGGAATGCTCCTGGCGGCCACTCGTCTCTGCTGAAATGGCCAAGCTTTTGCAAGCCGTGGACGATGTGTTTTTCAGCCTTACATACCCCGACGCGATGACCGGCACCGACCGCACTATGATGTGCTACGTAGGCGACCGGTCATCGCCGATCATGCGGCCCGAAACCGATGGGAAATGGCTGTGGGGCGGGCTGTCCATGAACTTCGTGGAGAGGTGACGCCATGTACAATGTCTCCACCGCGTTTCACGCCGCTTTTGCGGATTATGGCCGCGAAATCAAGGCAAAGGTGATTTTTAACGGGCAGACAGAGCTTGACGGGAACTACGTTCAGGAGATCACCGCAACACCGGCGTTTGATTCTTCAGACGGAATCTCCGTCGGCTCCGCCTGTTCCGGGCGGTGCAAAATCCGTATTTACAAGCCGGACGAGCCGTTGCAATTGTCCGGTGGGTACTTTGTTCCGTATATCGGCATCTACGTTCCTGGTGGTGATACAGGCACGACAGCCATTGCCGGTCAGGCTGTGGCCGGTAAGGCAATCGCTGGTGTAAGCACCGCAGCGTCTGGGGTGGAATATGTCCCCCTGGGCCGATACTACATCCCCGCAGACGGCGTGGATAATTTGGCGTACGGTTGGGAAATCACCGGCTACGACCAGATGGCATCCTTGACGGAGCAGTACACCCCGCAAATTGAGTTCCCCGCCACGCCAGACGCTATGCTGACGGACTTGTGTGCGCAAAGCGGCCTGACTCCCGCAACGGTGACTTTCCCAGATATGACAATCGAATCTGTGTTTGAGGGGACCATCCGACAGCAGCTGGGGTGGCTGGCTGGACTGTGCGGACAGTCCGCGCATTTCGACCGGGACGGCAATCTGGTGTTCAAGTGGTACGCAAAGACTACTTTTCAGGTCAGCCGGGACCAACAGTACATGTCCGGCCTGACCCGCACGGCAGACGATCTGTACACGGTATCCAGCCTCACCACCGGAACAGAAGATGAACCCATTACATCCGGCACCGGCTTGGGCATCACATCCACAAACCCATACATGAACCAGGCCGTTGCGGATCTGATTCAGCCGGAGGTAGAGATATCTTTCCAGCCCTGCGACGTAAAATGGCGCTGCGACCCGTCTGTTGAGGTGGGAGACGTTATCCAAGTGGAGGGTGATACCGGCGAATGGCTGGATGTATGTGTTATGGAGCAGGAAATCCACCTGTACGGCGGCCTGTCCTCTACGATGCACAGTTACGCCCCACAAGACGCGGATTACGCCATGGAGAGCCCTACAGAGCAGCGCATTAAGCGGGCTTATGAGGGCCTTACCAAGGCCATGCAAAACGCCACGCAGAAGATCATCGGGGCAAAGGGCGGGTATTATGAACTGACTCTGGACGATCAGGGCTTTCCCATCGGGTGGACCCTGCGAGATACGCCCACCATTACACCCAATACCCGGATGTGGATTATGTCCACCGGTGGTCTGGGATTCTCTAAGGACGGCGGAAATACCATTTCCGGTGTTGCCTTGACCATGGACGGCGAGATCAACGCAAATGTCATCACCGCTGGGCAAATGTCTGCCGAAAGAGTCACCGTCAACGGCCAGACGCTTTCGGATTTTATCGACGCCAGTATCGACGATGACGGCCATCCGGTGCTGCGTATTGGCTCCTCTGCGTCGGAAATCGTGCTGAAAGAGTACAACGACAAAATCGGATTCTACGATACTTCCGGGACCCTTCTGGCGTACTGGAACAACAACAGCTTTGAGCTGGTGGAACTGAGCAAGTTCCGTCTGGGTCCTATGGGCATTGTCGTACAGCCCAACGGTTCCGCGTCCTTCGTGGGGGTGAATTGATGGCGGCGAGTATTTACGGTGCAAAATCTTCCACCGGCTGGCAATTGCGGCTGGATTACAGCGTATCCCAGAGCATCGCGGACAACAAGTCCACACTGTCCCTGACGCTGTACATCTATGACGGCACCGGCGAGAGCTACAACCTGGATGCCAATAGTTGCTATTACACTCTGCAAGGCACCAAGGTGTATAACCCGTACCGGTACAATTCCAAAGGCTGGTACAAGCTGGGCAGCAAGTCCATCACCGTGGCCCATAACAATATGGGCAAGGGATCTGTGGTGCTTTCCGCGGACTGGCACAGTGGGTTTACGTCATCCTACACGCCGTCCAGCCTGACGGTCTCCGGCACAGTCAATCTTCCTGACATCCCCCGGGCATCATCCGTGTCGGCATCCGGACTTGTGCTGGGTTCTGCCGGTACACTTGAAGTGACCCGGGCCGTGAGCACTTTTACGCACACCATCAAACTCAAGTGCGGTTCTGCGGCACAGGTAACTGTGGCGACAAGATCCAGCGCCACGTCCATTCCGTATACGCCGCCATTGGATTGGGCCGCGCAGAATACGTCCGGAATCTCCGTAAACATCGCGGCGGAGATCACCACCTACAACGGGGACACCGTGGTGGGCACCAATACGACCACACTGACGGCATCCATCCCTGCATCGGTAAGACCCACCCTGTCCGTGAGTCTGTCAGACACCTCCGGATATCATCCCACATACGGCTGGGTGCAGGGTAAGAGCACTCTGAAAGCCACGTTTTCCGCTGCTGGGTCTTACGGCAGCACCATCAAGGCCAAGTCCCTGACAATCGGCGGAAAAGCCGCCAGCCCGGACGGGGACAACGTACTTACAGGAAGCGGCACAATGGCCGTTGTAGCCACCGTAACGGACAACAGAGGGCGCACGGCATCTGTTACCCAGAACATCACTGTGAACGCATACAGCGGCCCAGTGGTCCAGGATTTGACCTTTGTGCGCGGCTCTTACGCGAACAGCGTGTGGACGGAAAATTCCATGGGCGCGGACATCAAACTGACGTTCACCCTGTCCCTCCAGCTGGCCGGAAACAAGGCGTCTGTGGAGATCACCGGCGCGTCCACGCTGACCAACCAGACCAGCGGTGCAAAGACCGTGTATTTGGTGTCCTTTGGTACGGACACGACCAGCGTTGTACAGGTCAAAGCTACGGATTCCCTGGGCACCACGGTAACGCGGGAGATCACCATCCCCACCGTTTCGGTCCCGATGAACATGAGTTTTACCCTGCCCGGGGTTTGCTTCGGCGGAGTGGCGGAACACGAAAAGGTGGTAGAGTTCAAATGGCCCATCCGGTATTTGGGGAAAGCTCTATTGGACTACCTCCACCCCGTCGGCAGCATCTACCAGTCCACGGACCCCACATCTCCAGCGGACCTGTTTGGAGGCACCTGGGAGCAGGTAAAGGACCGGTTTCTGCTGGCAGCGGGCGACTCCCACGCGGCTGGCTCTACCGGCGGCGAGGAGGAGCACATCCTGACGGCGGCGGAGATGGCAAACCACACCCACGGCTACGATTACACGGGCCAGAGCGATATCGTCGGCACCGGGGCCATCAAGATCGTGTCTCCCAATGGCACCGCCAACGCGTACACGGGCAAGGCCACGTCCAACTGCGGCGGCCAGGCCCACAACAATATGCCGCCGTACCTGGCCGTGTACACATGGCGCAGGACGGCCTGAATAATGGGCTGACAGCTTGTGCCCGATTTGGGCACCGAAAGGAGTGATCTAATGGCATTTAGCAAGACGATCTTTGTGAACAACCAGACCGTTATTGATGCTGCCACTCTCAACGCCATCCAGGATGAACTAATCCGGGTGGCCGGACTGCTGGGCAAGGACATCCAGTCCGCTGCCATTAACGACAGCGGCCATCTGATTTTGACGCTGACGGATGGCACCACGCTGGACGTTGGCGTTGCCAAGGGCGCACAGGGGCCTAAGGGCACGACCGGCACCGGCTGGCCCGCGAGGCCCTGCCG